AGAAATCTCTTAAAGAGTATGTATGTGATGCTCTTAAAGTAGTTTTAATTTGGAATTTCGATTCTTCTGTTATTAGTCTTCTCCCTGAGGGAGATGTTCCTTATGCAGATGCAAATGATCAAAGTGTTTATAGTGGAACACTATCAGATAATCTTAGAAAAGAAGCTGCTGGTGGAGAATCTGCAACCGGTCAAGATTTAGATGGTAGGGGTAGAACTTCGCTTCGTAGAGAATATCAAAATCTCTATCATTATGTGAAAGGTGGTAATGATAGTTTGACCTCTATTCGTAGAGAAATGATGTTCATCAACCTCCTGCGAGGTCTTCATCCTAGAGAAGCTGATATTATTTGCCTTGTTAAGGATAAAAAATTAGAAACCAAATACAAAATCTCCCACGATGTAGTTAAGGAAGCATATCCTGACATTCAGTGGGGAGGTCGTTCGTGAGTACAGTTGCGGAGAGGGTAATGGAGAACTGGACAAAGGAAGAAAAAAAAGAATTACCCTCTCAATATGGTTGTGAAATCATTTATGAACGAGCAACTGAAATTCAAGTTAAAGATACTACCATTCCAAGTGATGCATATATTGTTGTTTATCGAGTAAACAATGAAACTTATATGGATCTATGTAGAGGTACTAGGGTAAGAATATTTGATCTTTATTATGATAAGTTTGGTCCAGGATCAGTTCAAAAAATTGATTTTGGATATGGAAGAATGAATCCCAAACTCTGGGGATATAGAACACCTGAAAAGAAAAAAAGAAAATGAGTGAAGGTTTTGGTGGATTTGCTGGTCCTGCAGATGATAAAAAATTTCGTCTTTACGTTAGAAATAAAGAAGTAAATAAGTTAATCAAAGAATATAAAAAACTTAAAAAATATCAGAAGTCTTCTCTTTTTGAAATCGAAAAACTTTCAGGTCAAGAAACGAAGATAGATAAATTAATAAATGAATATGGTATAGATCCTGAAGCACTTGAATAATGGGTAAGCACTATCTATTGAATTTGTATGGTTGCTCGTTTGTTCTATTGGACGACGAGCGTTGTCTTATAGACCTACTGGAGAATGCTGCAGTTGCAAGTGGTGCAACTGTAATTCAAACTATTTCAAAAAAGTTTGATCCGCAAGGAGTTACGGTAATTTGTTTGTTATCGGAAAGTCACATTAGCATTCATACTTGGCCTGAGGAGGGTAAAGCAGCAGTTGATGTATATACTTGTGGTGACTGCAACCCAAAAATCGGATGTGATATAATAATTCAACAGCTCTATGCATCAAAACATACTTTAAGTTATATTGAGCGATAAAAATTGTATCAGGAAATACACACAAACTTGACTATATAAAATGGATGGGGTATAATAATCCCCTAACGTTCATCCTATGACTAAAGCACTTTTGCTTTTAGCATGGGTTCCACTTCTTTCTATTTCTACGCCACAACTTGCTAAATCCAATCAAGTGACGATAAGTTGCGACGCAGCGTGGGAACTAATGGACATCGTTAAAAACGACGATGTAGTAGACCAAAGAAAAGAAGACCGATTGCTATCAGAACTCCGAAAGGATGTTGTGAGACTTAAGTGCTAAACTGAATAGGACGGAAGTAAGCCGACTCGGAACGGATCGTTCATCTATGGAAACGCTCATTTTAACTTGCCTACAAGCACAGTTAATGGTTGGGAGAATCTATAAGGTTGATATTCCAAAACAAGCAAAAAATGACTTGGTTTGGGAAATCAAACAGATTACTCCAAAAGAGTGCAAAATAGACGCAAAAGCCGACTGAAGGAACGCTCTTTAACCTCAAAAACTAAGGAGAAAACCTAATGTCTAAAGTCGTATACAGAGGCGTTGAATACGATACCGAAAAGCGTATTCAGTATCAACAACAAATGCAACAACAAGCCCAACAATACAACGAAACCTATCGTGGTGTTAAGTTTGTAAAGGAGGGACATAAGTGATGCAAAAGCTAAACTTCCTACAAATCATTAAAGAGAAAAAACAAAAAGAAGAGCGTCGTCATCAGGCACAACTAGCACAACTCGTTGGAACAAAGTGATGTTCGCAGTATTACAAATTACCGCAGGTTGTGCGGTTGTAATTACTTTATTGTCTCTTTATATTCAATTTCTTTTTAAATAGTGGATTACCATTACCATTGGGACGATATGGATAAGGACAGCAGAGAACCTGCTTGTTATCAACTTACCTATCGTGGATGTAAGTATTGGTCTTGTTACCGCATACATCTTACAGAGTGGTTTGAACAAGTTTTAGATATGGAACCAATATTTAACAGGAGGGGTTGATTCCCTCCTTTTTTTATGGTATAATGAACTTATTTAATTTTAAACATGAGTTTAAAAATAAGTTTTTATACTTCTGAAGAAAATAAAGGTTTAATCCCAGAACCAGTGCCTGCATACAAAGAAATACCGAAATGGTTCTCTGATTTACCTATGCCTAGTGCAAAAAAGTGTCCCTTTAGGTTTTTATCTGAGGATAAAAAAGAGATAGGAAAAGAAATAAACAACACAAAAACTTGCCCAGGAATATTTGATTTTCTTTCTTCTGGTTATATTATTAAATCCTGGTCTACTTTTTTGTTCAGAGAAGAAAGTGAAGGGCAAATTTATATTAATTGGGTCGATAGTGTAGTTAAGAATGAATTAACCCACCATTCTTCTTCTTTAGTTGGTGAATATTTTAATGAAGATGATCCCTATAAGTTTTTTTTAAAACTTAAATCTCCTTGGTATATGAAAACTGATCCTGGTGTATCTACGTTGATATTGCATCCACTATGGAATAATGAAAATAGATTTTCAACTGCGGCTGGAATATATCATACTGATATAAGTCCTCTAGAAATTAACTGGATGTTTAAATGGAATAAAAAAATTAATACTGGAATGGAATTGGACGGAATGAGTGAAGATCAAATAGTGGAAATAAATACTCCATTAATGTGTTTAGTACCATTCTATAGAAAAAAATTTGAGTCTGAAATTAATTATATTGAAAATTGGAAGATAGATAGACTACAAAAATCTATGTGGTTTACAAATCATTCTGCATCTAGAATAAGAAAATCATTTTATAGAATGATTACTCAAAAGTTTGGTCTCAATCATACATAGGAGTTTGCTAATGTTAGATCTTTTAAAAATGTTAAATTATGATGTCCCTAAAATAGAACCTTTTAGCAAAGGATCTTTAGAGGTTGAAAAATGGGAAAATTCGTCTGGATTTGTTTTAAAGGTTAATGGTGAGCAATGGATGTCCTATAATCTAGAAACTCATCTAGAAGCATATCATCTCTTTTCTCATTATTATTTGGCTGAAGGGCATTGTATTTGTAGCGGACTTGGATTTGGAATAAGAGAAAATTGGTTGTTAACAAAAAAGAACGTTTCCAAAATAACAGTATTAGAAAAAAATAAAGAAGTAATTGAATATCATCAACATATTAAATCTCCATTTTTAGACAATATAGAATTAATACATTGCGATGCAAATGAATATTTTGGTAAGTGTGATACCTTATTGTTGGATCATTATGAACATCATGATTCTAAAGACATAATTAATAATGTTTATACCGTTCATAAAAATATCAAACATGAAACATTGTGGTTTTGGCCATTTGAATCAATAATATATGAAATTGGTTTAAGATATTGCAATCCAAAGCTTTTAGCTCTCCCATTTAATAATAAAATCTCTCCCAGATATAGATTCACCCAAGAGTATTTAAATTTTCATGAAATTTATCTAGATTTGAAAAAAAAATATAATTTACAGACTCTCCCAGAAATTTCACCAGATGTTTTAGAAATGTTTATTTTTATGCATAAATCTGATAAAATAGGTGAGATGTTTAGGATATACCAAAACAACAAGCAATATGGATAGGGAAAAATTAAAATTGATTGTACAGAATCTTGAATCTCTAGTAGATTGTTTAAAATCGGAAGTTTATTCTGATTTAGATTCATATAAAACAACACAAGAAAAAATTAACAATTATATTACAGATTACGACGAAGTATTTTACGATGGAGATGATGATGGATACCCCGATTGATTTTGAATTTATGAAGCCAGAAGTTAAACTTATCAGCGTTACTCCTGATGCAGAAAAGCATATGGCTTATTGTGCTAGAGTAAGCAATCCATCAAATCAAGAGAACGAAAAGTTTTCTGGATTGCTTAAGTATTGTATTCAGCATCAACACTGGAGCATTTTTGAGCAAGCAAGTATGACTGTGGAGATTAATACCACTCGTGGTATTGCAGCACAGATTCTAAGGCATCGTTCATTTACATATCAAGAATTTTCGCAACGATATGCTGATACGAATCTTCTAAGTAAAACAATTCCTCTTCCCGAACTTCGCAGACAGGATACCAAGAATCGTCAGAACAGTATTGATGATATTCCTGATTATCTGAATCTAGTTTTGACTGAAGATATTCGTGTTCATTTTGAACACTCTCTGCGCCTCTACAATCGTCTTCTAGATGCAGGAGTAGCAAAAGAGTGTGCAAGGTTTGTATTGCCTTTAGCGACGCCTACACGCCTTTATATGACTGGTTCTGTGCGTTCTTGGATTCACTATATTGATCTTCGTTCATCACACGGAACTCAAAAAGAACATATGGAAATTGCTGAACTGGTTCGTTGTATCTTTACTTGCAAATTTCCAGCGGTATCGGAAGCACTTGGTTGGACTCGGAATGGATGTTTAGAATGTGTAGATGCTCCATCGATTACTATTGAATAAAAATGAAATTAGAAGAAATAATTTTGAAAGTAAACAATATTATAGATGCAGATTACTCTGACGTTTCTGATTTATTAATTGGAAAAAATATTGTTGCAATATATCAGGGAAGATGTGAAGCTGGTCCACGAGCTCTTGGAAATCGTTCTATTCTTTATGATCCTCGTGATCCAAATGCTAAAGATCACGTAAATAAAATTAAAAAAAGAGAATGGTTTAGACCATTTGCTGGATCAATGATGCTCGAATATGCCCATGAGTGGTTTGATATGGCTGGTCTTGATGAAAGTCCATTTATGTCCTATGCTTTAGAAGTTCTTCCTAACAAAAAACATCTAATACCTGGAATTATTCATGTTGATGATACTTGTAGATTACAGACCGTAACAAGAAAACAAAATTATCATTATTATAACTTGATAGAATCTTTTTATCAAAAAACTGATGTCCCTATCATTTTTAATACTTCTTTCAATTTGGGGGGAGAAACATTAGTCGAAACGATTGATGATGCTATAGATACTTTAAAGAGATCTGAAATTGAGTATTTATTTTTACCTGAAATAATGAAATTAGTAATAGAGGAGAATGTTTAATGTACATTTTGGGAATTAACATATCTCATGATTCATCTTGTGCCTTAATTAAAGATGGTGAAATTGTTTTTTATCATGAGGATGAGAGAATAAGTAAGATAAAACATCATGATGAATTTCCTAGACCTGGAAGAAAAGGATTAAAACCTACTAAATTTTATCAGTATGAATCTATAAAAAAACATACTAATTTTCTTGATTATATTATTTTTGCTTCTTATAAAGATCCAGCTGGAAGTGATTATGAAATCATACTCGACATTTTAAATGGATTTAAAGATAACGATATTGACTGGAAAAAAGTAATTTATAGAGAAAATGATCATCATTTTTATCATGCATCTAATGCAGCTTTCTTTTCTGGATTTGAAGAATGTGCTTGTTTAGTTTCTGATGGGGTTGGAACTTTTTTTGAAAATAGATATGATTTTATAACCAGAGAACCTTTTAGAGAGATTGAATCAATTTATTCTTTTGACTATTCTAATGGATTGCAAGAAAGATTTAAACATTTTTCTCAAAGAGGAGATCATGGTTATGGGAAAGAACAAATAGGTGACTTTAAAATTGAAACTGTTACCTCAGAAAATTCTGGAAAACCCCAAGTAGCACAATATGCTTATTCTACTTCTGTAGGATGTGGTAGTCTTTTTGGTTTAGCTACCCGTGCCTTAGGACTTAATAAAGAAACTGATGCTGGTAAAGTTATGGGTTTTAGTTCTTATGGTAAAAAAACTGATAAGTATGGAAAATGGTTTTTTTATAATAGAGGAGTCGGAAAAACTCATAATAATTTGGTTTATGAACTTTTTGCTGAAAAATACTTTGATAAAAGATCTTTAGATGAGCAAAAAGATATTATAAAAACACTTCAGGAGGAGACTAAAGAACATACAATATTTCTTATAGAAAAGAGTCTAAACGTCTGCAACACAAAGAATATTGTTTTGTCTGGAGGATATTTTTTAAATTGCGTAAATAACTATCACTACTTAAAAGCATTTCCTGATGTTAATTTTTTTGTAGATCCGATTGCTTATGATGGTGGTCTTTCTCTAGGTGCCGCAAGATATTTGTGGTGGGATTTAACTAGAGATAAGACTATTAGAAAACTTGAGCATTTATATCTCGGGGAACAACTATAAATATCCTTACATATTATTGAATTTTATGCCTACATATCCAGTTAAAAATCAAAAAACAGGTGAAACAAAAGAACTCTACATGCCTATGGTGGAGTATGAACAGTGGAGAAAAGACAACCCAGAATGGGATAAAGACTGGTCTCAGGGTTGTGCTGGTGTCGGAGAAGTCGGAGACTGGCAAACCAAACTTATTCAAAAAAATCCTGGATGGAATGATGTAATTAAAAAAGCAGCACAAGCTCCAGGATCAAACATTAAACCTTACTAAATTTTATGGCTAGAAGTAAAAGAAGGAATGGTGATCAACCCATCGGGGTTGGTATGACTGTTAAGCAGATGAAACGTAAAAAACCCATTAATTGGGATCTTCTTTTAGACATTGATCCTCTCACGGATAATCAAAAAAAATTATTTGAATCTTATAGTGATGGAAAAAATCTAGTTGCATATGGAGCTGCAGGTACTGGTAAAACTTTCATCACTTTTTACAATGCTCTGAGAGATGTCTTAGATGAAAGATCTCCATATGAAAAAATTTATATTGTAAGATCTCTTGTAGCAACTCGTGAAATTGGATTTCTTCCTGGGGATCATGAAGATAAGTCTTCTCTTTACCAAATTCCATATAAGAATATGGTAAAGTATATGTTTGAGATGCCTGATGAAGCATCTTTTGAAATGCTTTACGGAAATCTTAAAACCCAAGGAACTATTAGTTTTTGGTCTACTTCTTTTATTCGAGGAACTACACTTGATAATGCAATTATTATTGTAGATGAATTCCAAAACTTAAACTTCCACGAACTCGATTCTATTATTACTCGTGTTGGTGAAAATTCTAAAATTATGTTCTGCGGTGATGCAACACAGACTGACTTGATCAAAACGAATGAGCGTAATGGAATTATTGATTTTATGAAAATTCTTCGTGTGATGCCTTCATTTGATATTATTGAATTTGGTGCTGAAGATATCGTTCGCTCTGGGCTCGTTAAAGAATATATTATTGCAAAAATGGAATTAAATCTATGAGTTTTATTCATTGTAATTATTTGGGTGATCTTGAACTCAATAAAAAAGAAACAAACGGAGTCCGTCTTTATGAATTGCCTAGTGGGCAATGGGTTCCATCAATTACCTCCGTAACTTCTTTCTATAACCGCCAAACATTTATTGAATGGCGAAAGAGAGTTGGTGATGAAAAGGCAAATGCAATTACTAAAAAAGCAACTGCGAGAGGTACAGATTTTCACCAAGTCTGTCAGGATTATCTTGAGAACAAAGAATTGAATTGGGAAAGTTATCAACCACTAACTAAGTTCATGTTTCATCATGCAAAGCCATATCTTGATAAGATAAATAATATTCATGCGATTGAAAGAACACTTTACTCCGAATACCTTGGACTTGCTGGTAGAGTAGATTGTATCGCTGAATATGAAGGAGAATTAGCAGTCATTGACTTTAAGACTTCTGAAAAAATTAAACCTGAAGAATGGATTGAAAATTATTTCGTTCAAGAAACTTTTTATGCTGCTGCTTATTATGAGTTAACAGAAATACCTCCAGTTAAACTTATTACTATTATGGTAACTCCAGGCGGAGAGGTAAAAATATTTGACAAAAGAAACAAAGGGGATTATATTAAGTTATTAGTTCGTTATCTCAAAGAATTTGTATATCACAACACTAAACCCAATGGAGAATGAATTAGAAAAGGTATTAGAGAATAAGTTCTTTTGCCCCTCCAGGTTCGCACAAGAAATTGAAAAACTGGTCCAATACAATTCAGATATGAGTTATATTGATGCAGTTATTCACTTTTGCGAAAATAATAATATTGACTTAGAATCTGTTCCTAAACTTATTTCAAAACCACTCAAAGAAAAAATTAAGTATGAAGCCATGCAACTTAATTTTATTAAGAAGACTTCTCGTGCAAAATTGGTTTTTTAATCCATTTTAGGGGGGAAAATTTTCCCGGCAAAAAATCCCTATATTACTTTTTTAAAATGGTTCCTTTTGAAGTATATAAAACCTATTTGGCGATCAAAAATCACTTTACAAAGGAAAAATACGATTTTCACAAGTATTGTGGTAAGACCAATGCGAGTCTGCAGTCCTTTTATAAAAGGAAGGATAGATATTGGTTTGAAAGAATAAGTCGCCAAAAGGGAGACAATGAAGCAATAGAGTTTTTTGTTGCTAATTTTGTATCGTGTCCAGATCCAGAAACACTTTGGATTGGTGAAATGATTAGAGAAGGGGAAGAAAGATATAAGCAATGGCAGAAAAGAATTCAGTCATTATCTTATATTTTTAAAGAAGAAACAGAAAAGTTATTTCAAGAATATAAATTTGAAGAAGTTTTTGACTGTTCCAAAGGTCATCCACCCGTTCTTAAGAAGTTCCTAAGCGGGAAAATTAGCCTTGAAACCCTAGTAATCTATGATAGAATATTCCTGTTCGGGAATAGATTTGATAAGCAACTTTTGGACCCAGTGTGGGGAACCGTAAGTTTAAAGATCAAAAAATATAACCCCTTCCTAAATATTGATGTATTTCGTTATCGTAAAATATTGAAAGAAGTAATCTTAGGAGAAGTATGAGTTTTTTTGATTCTGAAGTTGTACGGGCAGAGATGTCTGAGATAACAGAACTTCAGGAAGAGATATATCAAAATGTGTTCAAGTTTCCTTCAATGAGTAAGGAGGAAAAACTTGAGCATGTAGCAGTTCTTCAAAGACTATTGGATAAACAAAAAATTCTTTATACAAGATTGAGTTTATCTGATGATGAAGAAGCTAAACAAATGAAACAACGTGTTCGTGATTCGGCAATCATGATGGGACTTCCGCCTAATGTTGATATGAATGTTATCTTCAATAACATGACTAAAGTTATTGAAGTTATGAAAGAACGTATTGACTTAACAGGTTCAGACCTGTAGAATAACGAAGTACACAAAAGCCAAATCCAATTAATCCGAGGTACAAAAATGTCTTTTGATAAGCTTAAGAGTCAGTCCAAACTTGGTTCTCTGACTGAAAAATTGGTTAAAGAAGTTGAGAAAATGAGCACTGGTTCTAGTGGTGGTGACGAACGCTTCTGGAAACCAGAAATGGATAAAGCGGGAGTAGGTTCCGCAGTTATCCGTTTTCTCCCCGCCCCTGATGGCGAAGAACTCCCTTGGGTAAAAATGTATTCTCATGCATTTCAAGGACCTGGTGGTTGGTACATTGAAAACTCACTGACCACGGTTGGACAAAAAGATCCTGTCTCTGAATATAACCGCGAACTGTGGAATAGTGGAAGCGATAAGGATAAAGAAACAGTTCGTAAGCAAAAGCGTAAACTGAATTACTACAGCAACATCTATGTTGTTAAGGATCCTGCACATCCTGAAAATGAAGGTAAAGTTTTTCTCTTCAAGTTCGGTAAAAAAATCTTTGATAAGATTCTGAATGCTATGCAACCTGAGTTTGAAGATGAAGAGCCCATTAATCCTTTTGATTTTTGGACTGGTGCTAACTTCCGCATGAAGATCCGTAAGGTTGAAGGATACTGGAACTACGATAAATCAGAATTTGATCGTTCTTCTGCTCTTCTAGATGACGATGATGCTCTTGAAGCAATTTGGAAGAAGGAGTATTCTCTTTCTGCAATTGTTGCTCCTGATCAATTCAAGTCCTATGATGAACTGAAAAAGCGTCTTGATTATGTTCTTGGAACTAAGGGCAGTTCGCGTATGCAATCTGTCACAGAAGAGGAAGAATATGAATCCTATGTTCAAACTCCTTCAAAAGAAACTCGTGTAATGGAAGAACTGGAAGAGTCTTATGCTCGTAGTAAAACTCCAGCTCCCAGTCTTCCAAAAATCTCATCGAATGATTCCGATGAAGATGAAGATGATGCTCTGAGTTATTTTCAACGTCTAGTTGATGAATGATTAAGATAGTAGTCTAATATTATCTCCACGCTTTAAGGTTCTACTTACATACTGAGTAGAACCTTTTTTATATTCCATAGATTCTTCAAGATCATTGATAATAATGTTTAGATATCTTGATTTTAAAATAAAAATGTTTCTCTTCTTTTCTTCAAGACGTGTTTCATAAACATAGTTTGTAATTGAGGTCGTAATATTTGTTCTAGTAATCTGGGTATCCAACCCATAATCATAAAAAGACACACTATAATTTGATGGAACTTCTAATCCTGCAGGGACAATAGTGTATCCAGAACTGTTTTGGACTTGTACGGTTTCATAATGATGAACCGCTGAAAAATTAGAATAAGACTTATACTTACGCAATAAATGCTTATCAAAAGCTGTTTGTGATAATGGCCACTCAGATTGAACGTTAATAATATTGTTCGAAATTAAAATAACCCAATCTAAAGTTGCGTCGTTATAGAATTTGTATGCCAATTCATCTGGTCTTTCATCGCCAACAATACTGTATTTGGTAAAAAATGATAAATCTCCAAATATATCTTCGCGTAACTTTGCTCTTTTAAAGAGATTTTTTGAAACCACATAATCTTGAAGACTATTAGATTCTTTCAATCTATTAACATATTCAAAATCTGGGATGTTGCGAAAATATGAAGACATTTTAGTATCCTATACCAGCGGAATCGTTTGATTGACCATCGATTGCATTGTAATCATCAGAGTAAACTGGTTCTAACTCTGTAAATTGTAATGTTAAACTATATGTAACCATTGTGCCGTCATCTCCACTATCTTCGGATCCAAAAGTCATATATGTTCCATTTGGTGTATAATCAACGCCACAACTTTGGAGAGCACATGTTTTTATTCTATTTAACGAGTTATGATCTCTTTGTGTAGGTCCAAATATGTAATTAATATCAAATACATTAGGAGCTTTTAGAAATAAATTTCTGTCCCCCCTTTTGACTGCCATTCCTTGTTTGAAATATCTAATAATTTTTTTAACCATTATTGCTTCGTCTTTATCTCTTGGAGATAATTGAAATGTAAATGTAAATGGTCTAAGAGTTGGACCACTGAAAAGCAATTCTAAGTTTGGATTGAGAACAGCACCTGAAGTTCTTGCTAATAAGTTTTCTGCATTTACTGCCTGACCAGCAAAATACATTCTCAACGCATTTCCAACGCTAGAATTTGACTTGAAAATCTCAGCAGCTGCAGCAGCATCATCAACTAAAGCTCCACCTGCTGGAGTGAAAGAACCTGTATTCATTGCATTAAATGATGATCCAGCTAAAGCTGATTTTATTGGGTTGAGACGGTCATCACCCCAAGTAACGGCATTTACATCATTGATTGATGGTTGAACAGGCAGAACAACACTACCGAGAGATCTTTCGTTAAGAGGAGCAGATCTTCTTCTTCCGTCAACATTTCCAAAAGTTTGGGTTCCTGATATTCTTTGTAATGAAGTTCCAGTGTATGCCTTTTGTCTAAAAAGAATATAGTCTTGTTTTGTTGTTCTAATGTCTATTGGATAGTAAAGATTTTGATATTCTGATCTTGCCGCAACTCCTGCATATTCTGCAATAGATGCACTTGCTTGTGTATTTGTTACTGTTCCTGTAGCACCAGTTTGAGCCGCTGCTCCAGGTTGTGTTTGTCCACCTCCTCCCTGTCCACTTGTACCAATTGGATTGTTTGGATCGACGGGATTTGCATTTGCTGTGTTATTAAATCCAGGAATTCCTAAATTTGCAGCTGTTATTGGTCCATTTTGTTGATACCAATCTTTTCTTTGATTATTTGCAATTTGTGCTAGTCTTGTCTGAGTTAAATTAGCATAATCAGATGGTGCAACTCCATTAGGAACATAAGAACCGCCAGATCCTTGTTCTAAATTAATTCTATATTGACCACCTATTTTGTCCGAGGTAATAACAGGAATTTCTGCACCCGTTAAAGCATTTCTTCTATAGAGAATATATGATCCTGTGGATCTGTTTAAATCCATGATAAAATTTTCATCGACCGTCCCACCACCAGACCTTGTTACAGACCAAGTAACATTATTTCTTATAATGTTTGGATCGGCAGATGCTGGACTATCTTTCCAAGGCATTATTCATCTCCTTTGAAGTCGGAATCGTTTTTACCATATCCTCTGTATTGTCTATTTACCTTTAGCATCTTTCTGAAAGTTTTATTCGTTTCAGTCCAAACATCAATAGTCTTTACAGGTTTTTCTTCACCATTTTTATAATTTACAAAAGTTTCAATGGGAATTAAACAAACAGCATTCCATTCACTAAACGCAATATCTAAATATAAACCTTGCACTTGACTCATATTATATTTAGATATGCAATTGTAAGGAATTGTTATTCTTCCTTCTTTTAGATTGTCTAGAACAATCATTCTTCTTCTTGGTTCAATGTAATGAAAATTTGCTCCAATAAAACTATCTCCAGAAGTTGATAACACATAAACTAAGGGAAATTTATCATAATATCTTGAATTCTTCGTCACAGACTCATATTCAAACATGAACATGTGCCCAACTTTGGGAACAGTTCTTAATAAATTTTTATCTCTTTCTTCTTCAGCATCACTATTATCTTGTCTTTCTTCCCGAATAAATCTTGTTGGCTGTTGTTGATATTTTTGAACTAGTCTTTTAAGTGCTCTTCTATAGAAAAATGGAGAATCTCCCGCTTCTAAATCTAACTCTTCCTTAATTTCTTCAAAAAGAGTTTTCATTACTTGATTCCCAATTCATCTTCTGTTATAATCTTAAATTCAAGCAAGTGGTCCTTGCAAAATTCATCTGCAGCTTTCCACTTTGCATTATTAGTTTCCCAGGTGTATATCTCATTTAACCAACTTTTGGTTTTCTTTTTGGGATTTGGGTTGGGAGGCATAGTTTGTTTTTTTGGTTTGATTTCAATCACATAGGTTTTAATTTTTCCAGTTTTTTCAGCAACTTTAATGATAAAATCTGGATAATATCTTCTAACTTTATTTTTTACGGGATCAAAATATTTAATTGAAAATTCTTCAGATCCCCATTCTAAAATGTTTTCATTTAGATCGCACCAAGTACAGAATTTTCTTTCCCAACTACTTCTACAAATAATATTATTTGGATTGCCTTTATATTTTTTGGGATGGGATGGTTTGTACCTGCTCTTTATACTTTCTGCCATTATCTCGCATACATATTATATAAGGTAAAATTATTTATAAATGGCTGCTCCAGCTCCAAGATCTCTTAGAATGTCGAGCGTGAAGTCAAAGCTTTTATCCCCAGCATTAACTTCTCATTATCAAGTTTGGTTTAATCCCCCACAAACTGTGAGAGATTGGTCAAGGATAAGAGGTGTTAATTATGATGCAGATTCCGAATTTTATTCGCTTTCATGTTCAGAAGCTTCTTTACCAGGATCAACACTGACTACATTTGAAATTAATAATGATTTTACTGGAGTAACACAAAGACATGCTTATAGAAGATTATATGACGACAGGGCAGATTTTACTTGTTATGTAGACTCTGATCATAAGATCATCAGATTTTTTGAGAATTGGATGAGTTATATTGTTGATGAACAGTTTGCAACTGAGGTTAGGGGAGGAATAAATTCAAAACTTTATCATTATCGAGTTCAATTTCCAAAAGCTTACAAAACAGAGATTTACATTAATAAATTTGAAAGAGATTTTGCAGGAAATATTTTGAGATATAGGTTCTTGGAGGCATTTCCTGTTAGTATTAATTCTATGCCTGTCTCTTATGATTCTTCTAGTTTATTGAAATTGACGGTTTCTTTTGTTTATACAAGGTATATCGTTGATTCTTTATCAGCACCAACAGAAAATTCTTCATCATTTCAAGGAAATCCCATATTTACAAATCCTCAATTTGGGGTGGATACTACAGGACAATTCGAACAAAATGGATTTAATATAACTAGAAATCCTCTTGGTTCTCAGGGACCTGGATTTTAATAACTAAATAATCACACTGAATTTTATAGGATATTATGCCTTTACCACAAATTTCTACGCCAACATATGAGTTGGAATTGCCTTCGACTGGAAAACCCATTCAATATCGACCTTTTCTTGTAAGAGAGGAAAAATTATTAGTACTAGCTCTTGAAAGCGAAGATATAAAAGAAATTACAACCGCAATCAAAGCAGTTATCAAAAGTTGCATACAAACTAAAAATATCAAAGTAGAATCTCTTCCTACCTTCGATATTGAGTATCTGTTTTTAAATATTAGAGGTAAATCCGTTGGCGAGGATTTAGAAGTTAATGTTATTTGTCCTGATGATGGTGAAACAACAGTTCCAGTAAATATCAATATTGATGATATTAAAGTTCAAAAGAAAAAAAATCATTCGTCTAAAATCAAAATAGATGAAAACATTATGATGGAAATGAAATATCCATCATTGGACCAATTTATCAAAA